ACAAACGTATAGCAGATAAGTTTAATAAACTAGCCAGTGGAGAAATAAAAAGATTAATTATTAATATGCCACCGAGGCATACTAAATCTGAATTTGGATCTTACCTTTTGCCAGCCTGGATGGTGGGTAGAAATCCTAAACTAAAAATTATTCAGTCAACCAACACAACAGAACTTTCTGTAAGATTTGGTCGTAAGGCAAAAGCTTTGATTGATTCTGTTGAGTATCAAAAAGTTTTTAAAACAAAATTAAGAGAAGACTCTCAAGCAGCAGGTAAATGGGAAACAGCTCAAGGCGGAGAATATTATGCAGCGGGTGTAGGATCCGCGATTACAGGAAGAGGTGCAGATCTTTTAATTATTGATGACCCACATTCTGAACAAGATGCAATGAATGCTCAGGCCCTGGATAGAACTTACGAGTGGTATACATCAGGACCTAGACAACGTTTACAACCTGGCGGATCTATAATTGTAATCATGACTAGATGGAATGAAAAAGATTTAACAGGTAGATTATTAAATGCACAAAAAGAAGTTAAAGCAGATCAGTGGGAGATAGTAGAGTTTCCTGCTATACTTCCATCTGGTAAACCCGTTTGGCCAGAGTATTGGAAACTAGAAGATTTAGAATCTGTAAAAGCTTCTATACCATTATCAAAATGGAATTCACAATACATGCAAAATCCTACTTCAGAAGAAGGAGCACTTATAAAACGAGAGTGGTGGAAAGATTGGGAAGATGAAGAGCTGCCACCTTTGCAACATGTAATACAATCTTACGATACAGCTTTTATGAAAAAAGAAACTGCAGATTATTCTGCAATCACAACGTGGGGAGTTTTTCAGCCCTCTGAAGATGATCCACCTAATTTAATATTGGTAGACTCTCTAAAAGGTAGATTTGAGTTTCCAGAGTTGCGTAGGATCGCGATGGAGCAATACGGCTACTGGAATCCTGAAACAGTTATTATTGAAGGCAAAGCATCTGGCCTTCCGTTAACTTATGAGTTGCGTAAGATGGGAATCCCTGTTATAAATTTTACACCTAGTAAAGGCAACGACAAGCACACTAGAGTAAACGCAGTATCACCGATGTTCGAGTCGGGGCTGATATGGGCGCCCAAAGAAATGGAGTTTGCTCAAGAGGTGATTGAAGAATGCGCTGCCTTTCCGTATGGAGATCATGATGACTTGGTCGATAGTATGACCCAGGCTGTGATGAGATTTAGACAAGGTGGTTTGATTCAACACCCTGAAGACTATAAGGAAGAGCCAATACTGCCTAAACAAAGGACATATTATTAATGGAAGAAGAACGATACGAAGACGTAATCGACGCTTATGTAAGAGGTGTAGGAGTCGAGCCAGGAGAAACCTTGACTGAATACATAAAAAGGAATAATATAAAAATAATGGACCCAGAACCAAGAGACGAAAAAATGGGCGGAGGAATTATGAGAAAAATGTTAAGAGCTGGAGATGACCCAAGAGACTTCGAAGATGAAGTTGAAGAATCCGATGTTGATGTAATCGAATTAATGAAAGACCAAGGTATCCCTATGGGTGAACAGGTCAAGAGAAAAGGCGAAGGCATCATGCAACTAGCATCAGAAACTCCAGAAGAAGAAAGAGACATGGAATTTTTTATAGAGTTAGAAGAATTTCTTGGCGAAAACCCTGGAGCAACTGTCCAAGATTTTATGAAAATAAAAATGTTAGAAGCTAAACTTAGAAGAGAAGCAAGAGACGATGCACTTGCAAGAATTACTTTAGCAGCAGGTGGTGGAGAACTTGTAGGTAATCAATCAAAAATTGATGTAGCAGCACCCTTCGGTGAAATAACTGGAGCAGACTTTGCTAAACTTAGAGAAGACAAACAATCAGGCGGTATAGCAGGAATCCTAGGGGTCTAAATTGAAGATCCACGAATACAATGAAATGATGGCGTATCTTACGCGTCCTAAATTAAAAGATGGAACACCCTTAGAAAAAGATTTTTCTGATATGTCCAACGCAGAAATTATTGAAACTACAGAGGATCAGAATACTTTAATCCCACCTTCTAAACCACAACAAAATTTAAACGAAACTTTGCAGGCACAAATAGCTTTTATAAAAGAAGTTTCCCCTGGCCTAGAACCAGAAAGTCAGATTATAGTTAGAAAAAATTTTTTAGATAAAGCTTTACAAAAAGGTCTTATCACAGAAGAAGACTACAATTCACAATTACAACCTTTGATGGGAAAGACAGGCGAAGAACTTACCAAGATGTTAGAAAACTTTGAAAATATGGTAGAGCAAGATGTCTCTGAAAAATAAGTATCCAAAGACCCACCTTCTGCCCCCTAAATCTGGGCCCACGCCTCAAGGGTTGAAAATTGATTACAATACTGTTAAGACTGTAAGATTGGAGAAAACAAATGGCAGACAAAATAGACAAGTCCCTGACGCAAGGTCCAAGGGGCTCGATTACACTTCCTAGTGATGAAGAGATTCAAGAAACTGTACAAGAAGTTGCAGTAGAAGAGCAACAGGGACCAGGACCCATTGAAACTACAGAACTAGAGGACGGATCAGTTGAAATAGATTTTGATGCAAGCGCAGCATCACCAGAAGGTGGTGACGAGCATTATGCCAACTTAGCAGAATTTTTACCAGATGACGTTCTAGGAGAACTAGGATCAGATCTTACTCAAAAATATCAAGACTACAACGCATCAAGAAAAGATTGGTCACAAAGTTATGCAAAAGGTTTAGATCTTTTAGGATTTAAATACGACATGCGTACAGAACCATTCCAAGGTGCATCAGGCGCCACGCACCCAGTCTTAGCAGAAGCTGTTACTCAGTTTCAAGCTTTAGCTTATAAAGAATTATTACCCGCAGATGGTCCAGTTAGAACAGCTGTTGTTGGTGCACCATCAGAAGAAAAAGCAAGACAAGCACAACGTGTTAAAGATTTTATGAATTACGAACTCATGGAAAAAATGAGGGACTACGAACCAGACTTTGATCAACTATTGTTTTATCTTCCACTCGCAGGCTCTGCGTTTAAAAAGGTTTACTATGATGAGCTGGATGGTAAGGCTGTATCAAAGTTTGTGCCCGCGGATGATTTGATTGTACCGTATACTGCTACCTCATTAGAAGATGCGGAAGCAATCATTCATCGGGTGAAGATTTCAAAAAACGATTTAAGAAAACAACAGGTCGGTGGTTTTTATAGAGATATAGAATTAGGAACTCCAGGCTATGAAGAGAGCGATCTAGAGAAAAAAGAGAGAGAACTAGAAGGCCAAAGAAAATCTCAAGACGATGAAGTTTATACTTTGTTAGAGTGCCATGTTAATTTAGACTTAGAAGGTTTTGAACATACTGATGAATCTGGTGAACCATCTGGAATAAAAATTCCATACATAGTAACTGTTGAGTTAGCAACAAGAGAAGTTTTATCTATTAGAAGAAATTACGAGATTGGAGATCAGAACAAAACTAAGATCCAATATTTTGTCCATTTCAAATTTTTACCTGGACTAGGATTTTATGGCTTCGGTCTCATCCATATGATTGGCGGTCTGTCTAGAACTGCAACAGCAGCTCTTCGTCAATTATTGGATGCGGGTACGCTCTCCAACTTACCCGCAGGATTTAAAATGCGTGGCATTAGAATTAGAGATGATGCGCAATCAATACAACCAGGTGAGTTTAGAGATGTAGATGCACCAGGTGGTAACTTAAAAGATTCTTTTATGATGTTGCCATTTAAAGAACCATCTGCAACTTTATTAAACTTAATGGGTATAGTCGTTCAAGCTGGACAAAGATTTGCATCGATTGCAGATCTACAAGTTGGTGATGGCAATCAACAAGCAGCTGTAGGTACGACTGTTGCATTATTAGAACGTGGCTCAAGAACAATGTCTGCTATTCACAAAAGAATTTATTCTTCTTTAAAAACTGAATTTAGATTATTAGCAAGAGTATTTAAATTATACTTGCCACCAGAATATCCATACGATGTAGTAGGAGGTCAGAGAACTGTCAAGCAAACTGACTTCGACGATAGAGTGGATATACTGCCAGTTGCGGACCCTAACATCTTTAGTCAGACTCAGCGTATTTCCCTCGCGCAGACAGAGCTGCAACTGGCACAATCCAATCCACAGATGCACAACATGTATGCTGCGTATAGAAATATGTACGAGGCACTAGGTGTAAAAAATATAGATTCCGTTTTAATTAAACCTGCACCACCCGCACCTTTAGATCCAAGTTTAGAAAACATAATGGCTTTATCTGGAAAACCATTCCAAGCATTTCCAGGTCAAGATCATAGAGCACACATAACTTCGCATTTAAATTTTATGGCAACTAACATTGCTAGAAATAATCCTATGGTTATGGCTGCTATGGAAAAAAATATTTTTGAACATATTAGTTTAATGGCTCAAGAACAGATAGAGTTAGAGTTTAGAGAAGAGTTACCACAACTTGCACAAATGCAACAGATGGCTGCACAAAATCCACAACTTCAAATGCAGGTTCAAGAGTTAAGTCAAAGAATTGAAGGTAGAAAAGCTGTGTTGATTGCAAACATGATGGAAGAATTCTTAAAAGAAGAGCGTGAAGTTACATCAGGATTTGGTAATGACCCTGTTGCTAAGTTAAGAGCAAGAGAATTAGATCTTAGAGCGATGGACAACGAGAGAAAACGTGTCGAAGGTGAAGAAAAAATTAACCTTGATCGCCTAAAAGCTATGATGAACCAACAAGACAAACAAGATAAGTTGGAACAGAACGAAGAATTAGCTAATTTAAGAGCTAATACATCAATTGAAAAGACAATTTTAAGTAAATCTATACCAAATGTAGACAAAATGATACCAAGTGTAGAGATTGAAAAATACAAAGGAGAAAATAGGTGAAAAAAGAACAAAAAAAGGTTAAAAAGGTCATGAGAGAATTTAAAAAAGGTACTCTCAAAATTGGTGGCTCTGATAAGAAGGTGA